GTATTTAGCAGCAGCAGGGTATTCAACAACAGCATAAAATTTATGGCATCAAAACTAAACACAGAATTTAACTACCGATACCAAGTCATAGGAGATACGGCTTGGGAAAAGATAAAAACTTTAAAAGGTTTTTTAGAAGGTAGGGTGAGAGCAGCCGTATTAGAAGAAGTAGGTAATTTAAAATACCAAGCTAAACTAGCAAAACTAAATCGTCTTGAAAAAGAAGCTGGTTTGCAAGAAGATATATTGGAATTAAAAGCTGAAATTATGGAACTTGAAAGTCATCAAGTATCAGCAACTGAAGCATATGCACTTAATAAAAAAGAGATTGAAATTTTAAATAAACTATTAAAAGAACTTTATGTGATTGCAGAACCTACAAGAATTAAAGGTTATAGTGATGAAGAAATGTTTGAAGCTAATGCTGCAAATGAATTTACTGTCAATATAGGTAGAGAAATACAGGCTGAAATGATTGCCAATGGCAGACCATCACCAGCTAAACTAAGAAATGCCATGAGTAATCCTTATACTTGGAACGCATTAAAGAGTATAGGTTTGATTCCTAAAGAAACAAAAATTCTTGAAGGAAATATAAACCCAACATTAAAAATAGCATTAACAGGAGTAGAAGATGAAATTATATAAAATAGAATCAAGTAACTGGGAAACCTTTTTTGGAACAATGGAAAACCCTATTCAAAGAGATGTTGCAATTATAGCACAGACACCAAGTAATGATGCCTTCTTGTTATTAGCTAAAGATACATTTACTGAATTACAATTATTAAACACAGTACCTTCTGGATTTGATTTTACTTATTGTCAAGAATGGGGTTTAACAATTAATGATGCAGTTGTTGCAAGAGTAGTATTAGATTTAAGAAAAAAATCTTATGGTGCTTGGGAAACACAACTAGAAGAAATTTATGATAATGGAATTGATAGTTGGAAAACAAGAATATCAAAAGTTAAGACAGATATTCCTAAATAAATAATTTATGGCAAATATATATAAAAACGCAGGGTTTGCAATAAGCACAACAGATCTTACAACTATTTACACAGTACCTGCTGGAAGAACAACAATTATTAAAAATATACAAATTACTAATGAACATGCTTCAAACAATCTTGTAGAAGTATCTGTAACTGATAGTTCAGCTTCAGCTACTTTTGAAGTATATCATAAAGATTTATCTTCTGGAGAAACAGTTAATGCTGCATTATCTCCTATTGTTTTAGAGTCAGCAGATATACTTAAAATACAAGTAGGAACAGTAGATACCATTGAAGGTATGGTTAGTTACTTAGAAATATTTGACGAAAAGAGTTCTTAGATATACATTGATTTTAATTAGTTTATATAGTATTTATGGAATTAGTACGAATACCAATTATAGAACTTGATAAAGTTTGGTCATTAGTAGAAAAAGATATTAAATCTGCTTTAGCTTATTCAGGTCAACTTACCGATTCAGATTATGTCTTTGAGACTGCTAAAGAAGATAAATTTCAAGTCTGGGTTATTTGGGATAAAAAAGAAAAACAAACATCTGATAAATATTTTGGTGTAGTAGTTACTGAAATAATAAAAAGAAAACATGGTAAAGTCTGTCATGTCTATATTGTGACTGGAAGGCAAATGTCTAAATGGCAACACTTAATAAGTAGAGTTGAAGAATTTGCTAAAGATGAAGGTTGCAAGATGATGGAATTAATAGCTAGACCAGGTTGGCAAAAAGTCTATAATAATCATGGGTATAAAAAAACCCATATTGTTTTAGAAAAACAAATTAAACAAGAGGATAAAATCAATGACAAGTAAAGTTGTAAATTTTTTTAAAAATAAAGAAAAATTAAGTCCATTTCAAAGAAAAAAATTAAAAAAACAAATGCAGGATCAAAAGATAAAACAAAATTTAACACAAGACTATGCCTACACAGGTATTCCTGGAGCAAAGGCAACAGCAAAAGGTGTTAAATATAAAACAAATTAAACAAGAGGATAAAATATGAGTTTTGGCGGAGGATCATCAGGAGGTGGCAACACAGCAACAACACAAGGGGTAACACCTTATGCACCAGCACAACCAGCATTAAATCAAATACTATCAGAGTCTGGTAATTTATATAATCAAGGAGTAGGTGCTTCAGGTTATGTAGCTCCCTCACAACAAACATTAAGTGGTCTTGCTCAACAAGAACAATTAGGTACAGCTGCAAATCAACAAATGGCTGCAACACTTGGTGGACAATATTTAAATCCTTTTTTATCACCTTTATTACAACAAACTGCTGGAGATATTTATACTAATGTAGCACAACAATTTAGTGGAGCAGGTAGAACACCAGGTTCTCCAATGATGCAAAACCAAGTTGTTTCTCAAGTAGCTAATGCCGCTTTACCTTTAGCTTTCCAAGAGTATGGTCAAGAAAGAGGAAGACAATTAGGTCTTGCAACTCAAATACCAGGTTTAACTCAAACAGGTTCTCAACTAGAAAATATTCAAAGACAAGAACAATTAGCTCCATATAATGCGTTACGGCAATATTCAAATTTAGTTAATCCAATAGCTTCTGGTTTTCCAGTAACTACTGCTCAACAAAACACACAATCAAATCCATTCTCAACTGCTATGGGTGGAGCTATGCTAGGTGGTTCATTCGGTGGTGGAACTGGTGCTTTAATCGGTGGTGGATTAGGTTACTTAGGTGGTCTTTTATAATGGACAAACTAAGAAAAATTATTTACGACTTTGAAGTAAACATTGAACAAAAACCATCTAAATATATTTTAGTTTTATTTGTTTTATTATTTATTTCTATAATAATCTAAAGGATATATATTATGCCAATCGGAGATTATTCAGGAGGATCAAGTAGTAGTTCTAATAGTAGTTCTAATAGTAGTTCTAATAATAATTCTGGTGGTGGTGGAAGACAAGATGCTGAATCTCAATATGGATCTAGTTCTTATGATTCTTCACAAAACCAATCTGGTAGAGAACAAAGTTATGGTGGTGGTAATGATAATACAGTAGATCCTGGTTTTCAAAGAGCATTAGCAGAAATAGCTTATCAACAACAAAATCCTGTTTATGGTGATCCAGATCCTCAAGTAGATGTTTCCCCACAAGATAGAGATAGTATTACAAGTTTTTTTGATAATTATTCAGCTAATGTAAAATCAAATCCATATAATCTTTCAATGCTAGGTGCTTTAAAAACATTATATCAAACTAATCAAGCTAGAAATATGATGTCAGGTGTACCAGGTTATGAATTTTTAGGATATACAGGTGGCAATGGAAATACTACAAATACTGCTGTAGGTGGTGGAGAACAAGATTATATAAATAATGCAATATCTCAATTGCCATTTGCTATGACAGGTCAAGTAGCACCACAATCTATGGTCAATCAATATTTTGCCAATCAACCAACATCTTCTCTTTCATCTAGTCTTGAAACAAGTTATAATAATGCTAAAAGTAACATAAATAATATATTGGGTATAAGTACACCAAGTCAACAATTCGGCTACTCACAAGCACCCTATGGCTCATACAGTAGTACAAATATGGCAGGCAACCCTTACAAAGATTATTTAACAACAAGAGGATTAATATAATGGCATTTTTAGATTTATACAGAAAATATATGACAGGAACAGCAGGTGTTGATGGTGGTCAAGGAACTCAAGGTTTATTTGGTCAAGGTGGTCAATCTGGTGCAGGTGGATTAATAGATTTTCAAAAAATGAATAATCAAGAAGGTGGACTTTTAAATAATATACCTCAATCAGCTTTATTAGGTGCTTCTATTTTTAGTCAAGGTATTCAAGGTAAAGATCCTATTTCATCATTACTTCCTGCTATAACTCAAACTTCTCAAACATCTGCTTTTTTAGATCAAATGAGTCAAAGAAAAAAATCTCAAGAATTTGTAGATAAATATAAAAAAACATTACCTGAAGGAAGTACAATAAGAGCTTTAATGGAAGCAAATCCTGACAAAGCTTTTGACTTTATTGCAAAAAAAGAATTAGCAACTATGAACGCTGAAGGTAAAAGATCAAGTGCATATAAGGTAGCTTTAGAAATTGGTTTAACTCCAGGAACTCCAGAATTTAATAATTTTATTAAAGCACAAACTATAAAAACAGATAGTGCCGCTCAAGCTATGACTCAAATGATGGGTGGTGTTATTTCTCCAGGTAAGAGAGATGCATTAGTAGAGGATGTAAATTTTGTTGGTAATATAGCAGATCAGTTAGGTAGAGTTATTTTACAAATTGATGAAGATCCAACTTTATCAGGTGGTGTTGGTACAATAAGAAAAAAAGGTAATCAAATAGGAACTTTATTAAAAGATCTTAATATAGATGTTGAAAATCTTTTACCAGAAGGAATGGGTAAAGATTTTATTTTTGATCCTAATATACCAACAATTAATGCTTTAGAAAATACAATAGCATCTGGTTTCGCTAAAGTATTATATCCAGGTCAAAAAATAACAAATGTTCAAATACAGGATGCTAAAAAGATAGTGAAATTAACAGGTTTAACAGGATCTGAGGAAGTTAAAAATAGATTAAAAGAAGTACAAGCATTAATGAATACTTATGTAACATCTTATCAAAGTTTATTAGATGTTGGTATAAATAAAGGTGAAAAAAAAAGATTAAAACTTAATCCAAAAACTGGTGAATTTGAGGCATATTAATGGCACAAGTATATATAGATGGATTGGGTGATGTTCAACTTCAAGGAAATACTCCTAATGAAGCAGAAAAAGAAGCAATAATAAACGCATTAAAAAAACAAGAAACTCAAGAACCACAAACTGAAGAACAAAAAACAAAATCATTTACCGAAGGTGTTTTAAATGCTTTTAAATCAAGAGATACATCTTTGGCAGCTGGTGGAATGGCAGGTTTTGCTTCTGGTGCAAGATTAGGTGCTATGGGTGGAGGTGCTGTTGCAGGGATTCCTGGTGCAATAGTTGGTGGAATAGGTGGTGGAATTTTAGGTGCTGCTGGGGTAGGACAAGCTTATGATATTTTAGAATCTTATATTAAAGGTGAAAATTTAAATTTAGACGATACAGCAAAACAAGCATTTAAAGATATAAAAAGAGAAAGTATGTTTTCATTAGGAGCTGCTTCAATTCCTGGTCTTAAACCTATGGTAACAAGGTTATTATCAAAAAGAGGAAAAGGAGAATTGGTTAGTAAAGAAGTAAAAGAATTATATGATGCAGGAAAAAGAATAGGAGTAAATGTTTATCCCTTAGATATTAGTGGAAAAATAGGAAGGGGTTATTCAAAAGTGGTTGGTGTATTTCCTATTGTTGGTAGTCCTATACGGAGAGCAGCAGAAACAAGAGGAAGACAAATATCTAATGTTAAAAATGAAGTTTTAAATGATTTAGCACCAAATGCTACATTATCAGAATTAGGAGTTGATATGTTTAATGCAGCTAAAAATACTAATCAAGAATTTAGAAATGTTGCTTCTAGTTTATATAATGTTTTTTATAAACAAAGTGCCAAAATTAATAAACCTTTTATTCCATCAGAAAAAATAAGAAAAGAATCTCAAAAAGCAATAGATGATTTTTTAAAAAATAGACCAATTTCTGTTACAACAAAAATTGTTCAAGGAAAAAATATACCATTAATTAAATCAGTTGATAAATCAAGTCTTAAAGGTTTAAGAAATAGACAATTTAAATTACAAGTTAAAAAACCTATAGGTGCAAATATTAATAAAGCTTATGAACAATATATCAAAGGTTTATCTAATTTGGAAGATTTTGTAACTCCAGCACAAGTAAAACAAATTAAAAAAGACCTTGCTGAATTTTCTAAAGGAATAACAGGGAAAGATGGGGGTGGCGTATTTAAATTATCACAAATTGCTGAAGCAACAGAATTATCTTTAAGAGATTTTAATAAATATAATTTATCAGCGTTTGGAACTAATCCAAATGTTAGTAAGGAAAGTTTAAAAAATTTAGTAAATGAATTAAAAAATGCAGATAAATTTTATGCTAATGGTATTAAAGTTTTTCAAAGATCAACTGCTCAACAATTTTTAAAAGCTGATAAAAATATTTTTTATAAAGGCTTTGATAAACCAGGTTCAATAGAGTCTGATGAATTATTTAAATATGTTATTAAAACTGGATCTCCATCAGCTATAAAAGATTTAAGAATATTAATAGGTGGTGATAATTTTGCTAAAGTTTCCAGAAAAGTAATTGATAATGCTTTTACATCAGCAGCAGTAAGAGGAGATGATTTAAAAGGATTAGTTTTTAATCCTAATATTCTTGAAGAAGAATTGGGTTTAATAGGAAGAAAACAATCTGATATTTTAGAAAATATAACTAAAGGAACTTCATTAAATAAACAAAAATTAAAAGATTTAATACTTGTTTCTAAATATCATTCACAAATGGAAGTGCCTGATGTTAGTTCATTTATACAAAGGAGAGCTTTGTTAGGCGGAGTAAAATCTGTAGCAGGTGGTGCTTTAATGGGTGCAGGAGTAGTTAGTTCTCCAGTTGCATCAATACCTTTAATTTATATGACAAAAAAAGCATCTAAATTTTTTGCTAGTCCTAGAAATGTAGAACTTGCAATTGAATCTCTTGATATTACCGCACCAAGATCAATTAGATATATTGCTGGAGATAAACTTTTAAGAGGTCTTATTAAAGATAGTGAAGGTGAGGAAAAAGAACTTTACCAACAATTTCAAAGTATTTATAAAAAAGACAAAAATAACATTATAAATAATACGGTTCAGGATTAATCATGTCTAGAAAATCTGCCACAGAAGTAAAGATAGATTTTTTAGTAAAAGAGATAAGAGAACTAAGAAGTGAAACCAAATCACTTAGAGCAGACATTAATAAAGGTAAAGGTGCTATATGGATTTTAGTAGCTTTAGCAGGAATAATAACAAGCGGCTATAATTATTTTAAATAACTATTTTGAAATCAGATAAACAAATAATCTCTGAAAGACAAAAGAAAACCTCCATTAAAGGAACAGTAGGGGAATACCAAACAATCGCAGATTATACTAGACAAGGCTATTGGGTAGCTAAATCAGTTGATCCAAGTTGTCCATTTGATCTTGTAATCGTAGATAAGAATGGTAAAATAAACTTGATAGATGTAAAGTGTGCTACATTTAGAAAAAACAAAAAAGGCAAAAGTTTAAAAAATAAGCCTAAAGGTTCTTACAGAATTTCAAGAAGTCCAACAAAAGAACAAAAAAGGCTTAACATTAAATTAAAGATGTTTCATTATGATTGATAAATTTTTATTAAAGTTTTTTAGCAAAATAGATAATGCTTTTGCATATATTGGTAATCTATTTGCACCTAGATGTAGATGTAAAAAGAAAAAATAAATTATGGAGTTAAATATGAACTATTATTTTACTGGTTGTTTAATTATTGCATTAATTTTATTTACATTACTTGTAAGTCATTACCCATGAAATTTATATTAGTAATATTTTTATGTTCCTTTATAAACGATCAATGCTTAGAGCCAGTAGAAATAAAGCAAGAATATAATTCATGGAAAGAATGTACTATTGCTGCATTTGAAATATCTAGGGAATTAATAATTGCACAAGAAGATAGCTTTATTAATAATAATAAAGTAGCAACAAAATTTATATGTAAAGAAGTAGAACAAGTCTAATGAGAGATAATAAGACATTACTTTACTTTCAAAAGAAACTTGAAAAGCAATATAAAGAAATGAATCTTTTTAGAAACTTAAAAAAAGAAGTTGTGACAGGTGCTAATGGTACTCAAGATTATATAATCAAAAAGGGTATCAATAAAGATAAGAAAGCTTATAAAATATGAAACATATAGTGTTGTTTATTTATCATTATTCTAGTAAATTAAGTTCTTGGTCTTGGCAAAAATTATATAATAATAGAGATACAGGATTAGGTTATAAAAAGTAAAAAATATTATGTGGTTAAACTTATTGGGAATGGCATTTAAAACAGGTGCAGATGTCTATAAAAGAAAACAAGAAACAAAAAGTTTAGTTGCTTTAGCAGAAAGAAATCATGCAGAAAAAATGGCAAAAGGTGAAATTACTTATCAAGGTAAAGTCATGGATAATCAAAATCAAGGAATTAAAGATGAAATTGTTTTATTCATTGTTATACTACCTATTATTGTTATTTCTTATTCTGTATTCTCTGGTACTCCAAATGCTAAAGAAAAATTAGATTTATTCTTTGAATATTTTAATAACCTACCTGATTGGTATGTTTGGCTAACTGTCGGAATATTCTCCAGCATATACGGATTAAAACCAAGTTTAGATTTATTTAAAAAGAAATAATGCAATATTATTTATTAATTAAAACTCATAACATAACCAATTTAAATTATCTTTGTAAATTTACAGAAAGATCAGATAATATAAGATATACGCCTTTTAAGTATAAAGGTTCTGGTAAATATTGGAAAAGACATTTAAAAGTACATGGTAATAATATTAAAACAAAAATACTTTATAAAGGAACAAGTAAAAAAAACTTTTCCAAAAAAGCACTTTATTGGTCACATTTTTATGATGTTGTTAATAGTAATAAGTTTGCAAATCTTATTCATGAAAATGGTTTAGATGGAGGTGGAGTAAAAGGTAGAAAACTTACAGAAGAACATAAGAAAAAAATATCATTATATTTTAAAGGTAGAAAACATACTGATGAAACCAAAGAAAAAATTAGAATTTTAAACTTAGGTAGGAAAAGACCAGACTTATCTTTAAGTAATAAAACAAGAGTTTGGACTAAACAAATGAGAGATAAATTGTCGTTCTTCGCAAAAAATAGAGATCCAATAAAAAGAAAACCACTTTCTTTAAGTACTAAAAATAAAATATCCATATCTTTAAAAAAATACTATTTAAACATTAAAAAAAAAATAGATGTCAGATAATACAGAGATACTTAATGAATATAAGGAACAGGTAAGAATCTTAAAGCAAGATATTGCCGAACTCCAAGACGCAGGTAAGTCTAAAGACTCTGCAAATAAAAGGTGTCTGCAAAAATTAGAAAATGCCACTACTGATTTAGAGGAAGCTAATAAAAAAATAAAAGAATTAAAGAAAGAAGCAAAAGAAATACTATCTTATCCTTAATGTGGTGTGTACTCCATAAAGTTTCAGACGATTTCTACAGAGCATACACTAATATAATCTTTGACACTAAAGATAATGCTGATTTCTTTGCTAAGAAAAGTAAATTTAAGAAAAAAGATGATTGCAGAGTAGTCAAATATGATTATAAATATTTTGCAGGAGTAACAGAAAATGAAATTAAGCACTAACTTTACATTAGAGGAATTAACTATATCCCAAACAGCTTTAAGAAATAATATAGATAATACTCCTAATGAAGAAGAAATAGAAAACCTTAAAAGGTTATGTATTAATATATTACAACCTTTAAGAGACGACTTTGAATTACCTTTAGTAGTAAGTTCTGGATTTAGGTCTAAAGAACTATCATCTTTAGTGGGATCTAAAATTACATCACAACATTGTTCTGGTTGTGCAGCAGATTTTATTATTCCTGGTGTAGATAATAAGAAAGTATTTAAACATATAGTAGAGAACCTACCAATGGATCAAGCAATATTAGAATATTATACTGAAGAAAATGGTGGATGGATTCATGTTTCTTATGTTCCTAATGGTAGAGGACAAGCATTAGTTAAAGATAAAGAAGGTTATAAGACATGGCAATAGATTATAGAGGTGAGAAATTTTCTGGATATAACAAGCCTAAGAATGCTAGAACTAAAACTAAAAAATTTGCAGTATTAGCTAAGTCTGGAAATAAAGTAAAACTTATTAGATTTGGTGATGCTAATATGACTATTGGAAAATCTGATCCTAAGAGAAGAAAATCATTTAGAGCTAGACATAAATGTGCTACCGCTACTAGTAAATTAACCGCTAGATTTTGGAGTTGTAAAAAGTGGTAAGAAGTATATTAAAATTCATAGTGAAAGCTAGAATGCTATATGCCGATCTAAGAGGTCATCATGGTAAAAGATGGAACTATGAACCTGGTAATTGGTATATGGGAAAAAATAAAAACAAACATAACAGGAGAAAATAATATGCCAATGGTAAACGGAAAAAAATACCCTTACACTAAAAAAGGTAAGGAAGCTGCTAAGAAAGCTAAGAAGAAAAAAAATAAAAAATAATAAATTGTTATATGGTGTGGTTGCTTGTCAACTGGGATGATGGTGGGGAATAAGAATTTCTATGGCTAAAAAAACTTGGGTAAGATCAGAAAAAATAGCTGATGTGGGTAAGTGTAGATACTGTTATAAAGATATGATTTCTACTGATTCTTTTGTAGCTTTTGCTAATCACACTAAAGCTCACTATCTATGTATGAAGAAAGATGATGAAACACCTAAATCAAAATTTGATTGGTAACTAATATCCCCAAAACCTCTTAGCATTTTTAAGATAATTTTCATCAGCATCATTATTCCAAAACATATGTGTAAAGTCTGGTTGAATATAATCTTTAAGAACATTAGGATCATTACTAATCTTCATTATGTTTTGTCTAACTTTAGCTCTTTGAATAATTGTAGGTATTCTTTTTTTAATATTCTCAGGCTTTAGTTCATCACAATTTCCAGCATGAAAGACTTTAAATTCTACCTCATTAACATAACAAAGATAAACTGGTACTTGAAATACAGACCAATAGAAATCAACTTGTAATAAGTTATATGGAGAAGGTTTATCAACTGGTAGCTTTCCAGGAAACCAAGATCTAGTACCATCTTTTTTGACAATTCCCCTTCTAGGCATCTTACATTTATCTTCAATGATAAGATTATCTCCTTTTAAATCTATGTAACCATGAATAGGAATATTAATACCATCAAACCATTTAAAAGCTTCTACCTCTGGTTTACACTTATCATAACCAGGAATAGTTTGGTGAGCCTTATGACAATTAGAAATCATTAAAGGAACTATACTTTTATAATAACTTAATTTTTCTTGGTCAGCAGGTGTTAAGGCAACTAATTTATCTAGCTTATCTTTTACCGGTACAAACATTATTCTTTATCCTCTCTGTAAGACTCTACCCCAAAATAACTTAAAGGTTTCTTTAGGTAATTTCCTATCTTAATTAATGAAATTAAAGGAATACGATTATGTGCTTTTTCATATTTTTGAATTTGTTGAAAGGTAGTTCCTAATGCCTTTGCAACTTTTGTTTGAGTTATCAAAAAACACTTTCCAGTAAATTGATTAATATTGGTATGTCTAGCTTCTTTGATTTTGATTCCTATTCCTCTATAGAACTCCATATCTTTCTTAAACGGATTTTCTTTTTCTTGTATCATTTGTTTTCCTTCCTTTTATTTTGAGTATAAAATACCCAATAAGCTTATACAACTTTCAGTTTAAAACAAAAAAACCCTTAAGAACTTATTCTAAATGGTCTTTTCATTTCTTCTTCAAAAATTTTAGAACTTATGTCAGCAATTAAGTTTTTCTTCTTTTGGACTAGAGCTTGAAATTTAAACATTTTTCTGCTCTCCTCCTGTTGCCGAACTTTCAGTTCCAATACTTTTTTTGGATCCATGTTGCTCCTTACCAACTATTTTTATAGCTTCCTTGATAACCTTGCAGTCGGTAATATTAATTTTAGCAAGTTCACCAGGCATTGATTGATAGTGTGCTTTTTTGGTCGCTTCTTCAATTGTTTCACCATCAAAAAATTCTTCTACATCAGCTGAAAACTCTACAATAGATGTCTTTAAAACTTTAAACATTTAAGACAACATTTCTGCTATAACCAGCATAATCTCTTTTTAATTCGTTGCGTTCTTCAAGCTTATCAATCAGAACACTAACCGAATTTTTACTTTTATATTCCATCTCTGCAGCCATTTCTAAAAAAGTTGGCATATATCCATATTTTGTACTATAGTTTCTAATAAATTGCAATAGCTTCAACATTTTTGGAGTCATTGGTCTAAGTCCTCTTTGTTTTATTTTCATTTACTACTAACCTCCTTAAAAGTTCTGTATATCCGTTGATGTCATCAAAGCTATCCTTTTTATAATTACTTGATTGCATTACTCTCCAACATTTAAGAAAGATCATAAATAAACCAAAGAATTTTAATGGAACTTTAATTGTTTTGTTATTATGAATTGATAAATACTTCTCCATCATTCCAGCCATTACATAAGACGTATGGTCAAACTGTCCGTAATCCCCTTCTTTTTCATGTAGTAACTTTTCCATATCATTTATAAACTTTACATTATCTGGCATAATTTCCTTCCTTGTCTTTGCACCAATACGCTGCTACTTGTTTATCTTTATATCTAACACCTATTGGTAGATAATCTATTTTTACAACTTTTTCTAATCTATTAAAGCAATTTATAGATGAACTACCAAAAGGTACTGATACTTTTTCAATAGTTCCATCTACAAAAAACATAAATAAAAAAATAAACTCCATTAATTAAAATGGAATTTCTTTACTTTCTACCTTAACCTCTGCTTGAGGTCTTGCAATAGGTGTTGTTGTTTGTTGAGTTTGTTTAGGTCTAGGATCATTCTTATAACCAGATAAAATATTACCCTCATCATTAGTCCAACCAATCAAACCTTTCTCTCCACCAGCATCTGGATAATTCATTTCTCCAGTAAACTTGTCATCCCCTTTAAAGAGAACTCCTATTTGTGCAAACACTTTAACAAACTTAGTGTTACCATTTTTTGATTGAGCTTTAACACCCAAGATTGTTCCTTTATGACCATTATCTAAAATAATGTTTCCTGAGAAGTCAAGTTTAATTGCTCTTTCATCAGCTCCATTATATGGAAATAATACCCAATCTTTTTGCTTACTGTTACCATTGTTGCTTATTGGCATTGTTTTGTCCTCCATTAGTTTTTATTGTTTGTTGTTGAGAATCAAATTCTTTTTGAACTGATTCAGTTTCGTTCTTCCAATCAGAATATAACTTAGTCAACTTAGTTTCAGTTGTCTGTTGTTTTATCTTATCCTTAATTGAATTTTTTGTAGTTGCTCCTTGATTAATTACAGCATTAACTAATTCATCTGCACTAGCAAATTCTGTACCATGTAATCCAAATGAAGCTAAACACCTTCCTAAACTTGAAGTAGCAGCATTCTCTAAAGCACTTGTTTTATTAATAAAGTTAGCATCTCTTATTTCTTCTGCATGACCAACACTATAAGGAGTATCTCCAATATATAATGTAGTCTTAGCTATAACTTTTTTATCATCTTGAAAAATAATCTGCTCATCTATCTTAGATTCTGGAAAAAATTTTAATAAGTGATTATGTCTTTTAGCTACTGTTAAATAACTCTTTCCTTTAAAGTCTAATTTTTCAACATTAGAATCTAGTGAAGCTATACATTGTAACCTTTTTTCCCTGAAAGAACCTTTGAATTTTTCTTCAGTATTTTTACTTGTCGGACTTTCTTCCTGAACTACTTTTTGTTTTATTGTCATTTTTATTTCCTTCCTTTAGTTTTTGATTTTCTATTATTTGTTCTTTATCCTTATTTGCTTTTAACTCTAAATAACTTTTATTTTGAGCTATCTTCTTATCCGTTAACTCTAATGAATTAATTTTAGTTCTTAGTTCAATTATTTCATCATCTCTATTTCTTAACTGTTCTGCATATTTTTTATTATCTTGTTCATAGGCTCTTATCTTGGTTTGCATTTTTGCAAGTTCCATCATTATCTGATCTGACATTATTTTTTTCCTTTCATAACTTCTTCAAGTGTTAAATTATAAACAATCATATCCTGAACAGATTGACCAACTATGCCACCAATATCCATATTTAGATTACCTGGTAATGATTTTCTTTGTTGAGCTGTTAAGACAACATAATCATTGAACCACAAGTCTAAGCTTTTATTAAGCTGACTTGGACTCATATGATCGGCAGTAAAACAACCCCCATCTTCCTTTTTTGTCCACTCTTTCCCTATTGTTTTAAGCATTATTTATTTCCTTTCATTGTCTATTTACCTTTTAGTTGTTGAAACAAACGTTGTCAATAAATAATACATATTGATACACCTCTAAGCTTTAAATATTATTATCGCATTAAAGCTAAATGATATTCTTTCATCATCTTTATTATCCGAATCAAATTTATAAACGGTATGTCTTAAATTTGAAGGAAACAAATACCAATCTCTAACCTCTGGCAAGGCTTTATAATTTGCATCAAAAAACATATTCTCCGAACCTTCTAAAAATTCTACATTCCCTGAAGTGTCGTCATGTTCTTTAGAGTTTTTATTTGGTTTCATGGCATCAGGTATTTTTAAGTAACCAACACAACTTAGATCAGCACCTTTACCTTGATTGGTATAAGTTACATGAGTATGACAAGGGTTATAATCTCCTGGTTTTTGAACTACATACCAAGCTGAAGTAATTTTTATGCTTTCTATTTTATTATCTTTATAATGGCTACTAGTATAACCAGAAATAATAGGATCAAAAAATAATCCTTTCCATTTAAGCATTAACTCAGGTGTTATTAAATATTCGCCATGTACTTGACCAATTAATTGATTCCCCCAATCATGGGTTATAATCTTGTCTTTATCTTCTCTTATCTGTTTTAAATCCTCTTGAAATTCTTTGATTAAATCTAAAGGTAATACAGATTTAGCAAGGGTTGAACCAAAAGGTTTAAATAATTTAAAATTTATTTTATCATTCATTATAAATCTTCCATTTTATTTAGTTCATTAATATTAACTCTATATGCTGGAGGTCTATTTGAGTAACCAAAGTCAGTTAATCTTTTAGACATCTCCTCCCCATCATCTTTATAAGAGAACCACCCCATAATACTAAATTCAAAATCGCCATCATGGACAACTAAAACATATCTTGCTTTTTTCTCATTAGGTCTAATCAATAAAAAATTAGGATCTTTCTTTTTTTGTGATCTAATCTCTATATGATTCTGAAAATCGGTATCTGTATATCTTGAAAAAGAATCAGAATAAGAGCTATTGAAATAAGTATTAGTTGCCTTTGCAAAAGCTACTTCTCCTAAGCTTCCAATAACCCCATCTGTTATTTGTCTTTCAAAGCCACCTGTGTAGCCATAAGAAAACCCTTTACCTTGCTTCAAGTTCTCTATGTACCTTTTTGTTGAGTTCTCAAAGGCTAATTGCACTTCAAACGGATCTAATTTAACTTTTATCATTTTTATATCCAATCTATTTGAGGTTTACCGTTATAATTAACATCATAAATAAACCAACCAAATGCCATTAAACCACCTGCTAATTTTTGAGTTGATTCTTTTTTAAATGGAACTCTCCTAGTAAATATTAAAACTCTTTCTAGTTTATCTTTATTAAATATTAGTTCCCTTCTTTTAACACCCTCTAAATAAGAAATTTTAGAAAGCATGACAACTTTTTTTCTAGCCAACTCAAATCCCTTTAATGTAAATTCTGTTGCTAATTTAAAAGGTGGATTGGTTACAATATTATCCACTTGTTTATCAGATTCTAAAAAATCAATTCCTATTTCTCCATAATCTCTATTAATTAAATCTGAACTATAAACATCATAACCATTTTTAATCATAACTTTAGACATAGCACCATTACCACAAGCACACTCCCAAATATCACCTTCAAATTTTTGCTTATCTAATAATGATTGGGTTGCATTTTCTGGTGTTGGGTAAAAGTCATCTTTTTCTCTATCTCCATTCGCATTGTGTCCTACATAAGCTAACGCACTACTTTTTTTCATTACTTTGTCCTTTTATTAGTTGTTTTAATATCGTAGTTGTGGGGTTAAAATCGTAATCGCTTAGAAAGCATCCTGATAGAAATATAAATATTATTAAGTATTTCATTTTTTTTTAATAAACCTTTCTTCTTCTTCTATTTGCTTTTCCACTTCCTTTATGCTTTTACCATTAACATGAACATACCAACATTCAACGCAGTAATTTTTTGATCCCTCTACTACATCTGAAGGATTCTTGCATTTTATACAGACCTTATAATCTCCATATATATTGGTTTTATTCATATTGATATTCCATTGTATGGAAATTTATTACCTTTACTTAAATTACTTGTAGCCTTTATAATTCTTAAATTATTTTCTACATGGAGTCCTGAAACATTTTTACCTTGAAGCGGTATAATGTGGTCAACATGATAACCCTTTTTACTCTTTTTATATATCTCTCTAATTTTTTCTAAATTAGCCCATTTAGGGATTCTAATTAAAATATGCTTTCTTCTGTGCATAGATTTTAAATTATAATATAATTTATTATCAAGATAATGATCTTTATTCTTTTTTAAATAATACTCTCTATTTGCTAGAAAATGTTTTCTACATGATTTTCTATTTTTTAATTTTGCTTTTAAAGTTGAGTTTCTTATCTTTTGCTTATCTAATATCTCCCTATGTAATATAGGGTTGTTTAAAATATTTTGCCATTTTTTTTTATGTATTTCTTTAAGTTTTTCAGGATTATTTAATCTCCATCTTTTGGCAGTTTTTTTATCTTTTAATGGATTTTTAATTCTCCATAACCTTCTTTTTTCAGCACCATTATTTTTATAATAATGTTCTTTTAGTTCTTTATTAATTTTATCTCTATTTTCTAAACGGTATTCTTTATGCCAAATTAATAAACTTTTTTTATGTTTCTTGTAATATTTCTTTGATCTTTTAAAGCAACATTCTTTACAGGTTGCTCTATAATTTTGAGTATCTTTTCTCCAAAAAAAATATTTAACATCTTTTATTTTTTTACATTCTGAACAGCTTTTATTCATATTAAAAAAAATCTTTTGTAATCCCATTTCCATTTTCAAATAATGTTTTACCTGTTTTTATTTGATGATCTATAAGATTTTTAATACCTTTCAATGGTCTCATATATTCTTTTGGAATAAAATCGTTTTTATTTAATTTAGAATAAATATTAATCCAATATTTTTTATCCTTATTATTAAGTAAACTCCAATTTTTAATATTATTCATTTTTATCCTTTTTGGTTATTTTTTTAATCTCCTAAGTACAAAGCCATAAACATCAAGAGTTTTTTCTAATCGACCATATCTTGTAAAAGCATTTGACCAACTCTTTCTGGTTTTCCTTCTTTTACTTACAAAGCTATCTCTTTCACTTGCTATTTTTTGCCTACGTTCTAAACCTTGATATATTTTACCTAAAGGATTATATATATCCCATAACCCTATATGAACGTTTCTTACTTCCATCCATTTAACAAATTTTTTCATCTTTGTTATTTTTAATAATGAAATATCCATATTAATTAGTTAAGTGGTAAAATATTATTAATGTTAATTCAATAATAATGATTGCTTCAAGCATTTTTTCCCCTCCTTTTTAAAGTTTTTATACTTGTTATAGGTAACCCCATTCATAGCTTCAGAACCTATTAAAACATTAACCAATGTTTCCTCCATTAATTTAATAAGTGTTTTTGTTTTTGTAATCTTTTGCTTTTTCATATTTTTTACTCCAGAGCTCTTTGAATTGTGGATTGGTTGCATTGTCCATAGCCTTATGAAACATTATTAACATTCTATCTATTACTTCTATTTCATTGGTTACTATGTCAACAGTTAACCCTCTATTAATTATTTTCATTATTATCCCTTTCTCTTTCTATGCCTAAACATTCTTTGATTAATTTAAACAGTTTTTTTAATATTGCTTTCATGTTTATATCTTATCAATTTTTATTACTTGATCTCTATAAATACAATTAGAAGATTTAAAATCATCTATGAAATCAAATAAATCCTTTAAATCATTAAAAGACCTTTCAAACTCATGTTTAATAATTTCTATTTTGTCTGTTTTTGTATTCCAATATTTATATTTAATATAATATTTCATTATTTAGATTCCCCCATGAGTTGCCCATTGGTGTAACATCATCATTATTAAGGTTACAAATACCATTACAGAAAATGCGAACCCTAGAACGTAGTATATTGCTTTTTTCATATATTCCTTTTTCTAGTTAATTGTATTATTGATTGGTTTATATTTATTAAAAGTTAATAAATCCCTAAATTGTTTTAAAGCCGATTCAGTTCTTGCCAAACCATACTTTGGTACTTTTCCCTTTTCAAAGAATAACCAAAATTGAGTTTCTTTTCTTGGCTCTCCCATTTCTTTAAAATCTCCATTTTTCTTTAATATTATCATTATTTTCCTTTCTTAATTAATTTATTTAAAGCCAAACCAGATACAAAAGGAATTTTTGCATCTACTAATTGCTTTAATTGTGTTTTGGTTAAATTCTGTTTATCTAATAATTTTGACAAAGCAGTTCCTTTTTCAAATGATATTTTTTTACCTCTTAAATCTTCATAAGATTTTTTTAAAGTTTCTATTTGTTCATTTGAAAAACCTATTTCTTTGTTTGCTAAGATTTGAGAAGCTTTATTTATTAAAGTTTCTTTTGTATCGTTGCTTATTGTAGTCATGTTTTACCCTTTCTATTGGTTATGATCTATTATTAAATAAATCTCTAAAAGGTGCAAATTAATGCACCCTTTAAAGTTTTATTAATTAATTTTTGTAAAATAAGTTACAGAGTCAATTGTATCTGTAATTTTATCTTCAATTAATTTTTGAAAATTATAATCAATATTAAAATGACTATAAAAATTTACGTTAAAATAATCTGTCATGGGATCTGACTTATCATAATTATATTGATTTATAATAGATTCAACTTTTTCCTTAAAATCTTTTGAAAAATTAAATCTTGTTTCTTGCGTACTATCATATTTAATATTTACAAATCTTTTTAAATTTGTTGAACTCATTAATTTAACATGAACTGAACGACCGCCAGAATATCTTTGAATAGATACTGAAAATTTACAATCTTTAAATTGTTTTAAATCGTTTCTTATAAATTTGGCTATTTCTTTAATATCCATGCTTTTAAATTGTTCATATTTATTGCCTATTATGTTTCTTTCGTTGTTTGTTGTAATCATTGTTTTTCTTTCCTTTATTTGATTTGATATAATGTTTGCTTAGTAACTGAACAATTATGAACACCAGTTTTTAAAAAACTTAATGCCTCTTTTTTTGTCCAGAAAACACAATTTGCATTAAAATTAATATTATTTTTTAAGTCATGTCCTACTGCTTCAATGCACCAGTTGGAATCACTTCTTGAACCTCTAATATTTATCGGTTCACTTGTTGGTGTAACTGTTAAGCAATTGTTTTTTAAATTGCCGAAGTCGTCATATACACTACTCATGTTTTTTTCCTTTGTTTGATTTGTTTTAAACATACTATTCTTGTATTATATACGTTCTATACTGTCAAGCATTAAAACAATAAATAATTAAATTAATTTGTTCACTGAATGTTCTTTATTGACTACACAAAATTTGGGTATATAAGGAGGTCTAGCAAGGAAGGAAATAAAGGAATATGAATAAATTAAAAAAAGGGTTTGTTATGATCCCAAATGCTCTGTTTTATGATAATAGGGTATCAAATGACGCTAAAGTCTTATTTTGTTACATAAAAAGCTTATCGGCTAATTATAGGAACCTTAGAAACTCTAATTTATGTCTTAAGCTTGGAATCTCAATAAATACACTTCAAAAGGCAAAAAAAGAGCTCTCAGATATTGGATATATAGTTATACAGAGGTTATCAAGTGCGAACAGATATACCTTGAAATTACCTAGAGACTACCCAAAATCTACGTACCCTGACTACCCAAAATCTACGCAATCAGACTACGTAAAATTTGGGTACCATTATAAGAGTAATAACAATAATAGTAATAACAATAATAATAAAGGATTTAAAAAGTTAAAAGGCTTTAAGGATGACTGAGTATCTTTATAATAATAAACCATTACAAAAGAGTTATAATAATAGCTATAGCCTGGCAGAGAAGATTGAAATTAATAAATACATTCAATCAGACTTTGAAAATGGAATGCTTTCATTTGAGCAAATGTATCTAATTATAAATGATGGATTATACGGTAGTTACACCTGCCAAACTATAATTGATGATTTACTTTTTAAAGGTAAAATAAAGAAAAATCCTATTACACTAACAACTAGAAGTTTTAAGCCTAAAAAAAAGCCTTTTGATTTGTAATATACCATATAATGTGTTAAGTAAATTCTAGGCTACTAGCTCCCTTAAGCTTTGGTCTATTAGTTATATAACTGTTGCCGGTGGAGTTTTCCCTTTCCTTTCTATCTCTACCGGTAACCCTATAAATATTATTATGGCTTTACTAAAGTAAAGAAATTAACATGGCAGGAAGAAAAAAGAAATTAACAGAAAAACTATTTGATAAGCTTTTAAATCTTATTGCTGATGGTTTAACCATTAGAGAAGTGTTTAGTAGAGATGATGTAGATTTTACATGGCAATCTTTTAGAAACTATTTAATTAAAGATAATATTTTAATGGATAGATACATCAAAGCAAAGGAATTGGCAGTTGATCTAAGACTTTCAGAGCTGGAAGACAAAAGAAAAGAACTAGAAATTAAAATAGAATCAGGAGAATTAGATCCAAAGGCAGCTCAAAACTTGGTTAACTTATATAAAATAATCGTTGCTAGTTCTCAATGGTCTGCAAGTAAACTAAACGCTAAAAGATACGGCAAAAGTGCAGAGGTTTTAAGCATTAACTCAGAGAAGAATCAACCATTAACCATCAGTTGGAGTAAACCATAGTGACAAATATGTCACAAATACAGTTAAGTGTGATAAATATGTCACAGTATTATGGACTAGAAGTATTTATATATATAGGAATGATTTATAATTTACACATAAAATTTACAAATATTACATACGAAGTTAAAACCTAGCCAATATGAAAGAAATATAAAAGCATTAATTATTACTATTGATAATCTTAAATTATCACTAGTAATAATGTAAGGGATTATGAAGAACAAATAGCGAACATGGGGGGGTTTAAATTGGCTATACCCATTTTTAGAGTTACCTCTTAAAATAATATCGATACAAGGCATATACACATGGATGATAAATTCTTAAAAACAACAATCTTTATAGTCAAAAATAAGACTACAAAAAAACCAATAGTCATTACTCACTTTGAAGGGTTCAGGGATAAAGCTGATGCTGAAGACTTTTCATTGTTTATTAAAGAACAGTTTGTCCTGGAAGAAGATTTTTTAAATCAAAACAAAACTTTACATTAGGGGGGGGTGCTTTTTAAAATATGAAACAAATAGTAATTCCATACGCACCAAGAGAAATCCAAAATTTTTTGCATGAAAAATGCGACACAAACCGTTTTAACGTAGTCATCGTTCATCGAAGGGGGGGTAAGACTGTGTTTGCTATCAACCACCTAATCAGAGCGGCTCTAACGTCCAGTAAACCCTATCCTAGATACGCTTTCATCTCTCCATTCCGTCTGCAAGGCAAAAGTACAGCTTGGGACTATATGAAACAATTTTCTGCCACAATTCCAGGAGTTAAGTTTAATGAGTCAGAATTAAGAGTTGACTTTCCAATTAACAATTCCAGAATACAGATATTAGGTGGTGAGAATAGTGCTGCCATAAGAGGTCAATACTTTGATGGTATAGTTTGTGATGAAACTCAGAATCTTTCGCCAGACCTTTTTGATACTGTTTTAAGACCATGCCTCTCCGACAGAAAAGGTTTTGCAATATTTATTGGTACTCCAATGGGAAGAAATTGGTTCTATGAATTACATGAGAAAGCAAAATCAAACAAAGACTGGTTCACAGCTGTTTTCAAAGCTTCAGAGACTAAGATTATAGCTCAAGACGAACTAGACGCTGCGAAACAAACTATGTCTCCAGAAAGTTATGCTCAGGAATTTGAGTGTTCTTTCCAAGCTGGAATAAGTGGTTCTTACTTTGGATCTACGATTGAAGAATTAGAGAAGAAAGGCAATATTACTAATTTTGATATAGAGGATGATTTGGAAGTTGAAACCTGGTGGGACTTAGGAATGAATGACAGTACCGTAATAACCTTTGCTCAACGAAGACCTAGTGGCGAAATTAGAATTATTGATTGCTATGAGAACTCAGGAGAGGGTTTAGAACACTACATTAATATCATAGATAGTAAACCTTACAAATATTCAAAACATATTGCACCCCATGATATTAGAGTTAGGGAGATTGGCACTAATAAATCAAGATGGGAAACAGCAAAAGAATTAGGACTAGAATTTGACATAGCACCCAAACTTAGTGTAGAAGACGGTATTGAACAAGTTAGAAGAATGTTGCCTAAATGCTACTTTCATAAAAACAATTGCAATAAGCTTGTAGAAGCGTTAAAGTCATATTGTAAACGTTGGGATGAAAAAAATAATTGCTTTAGAAATAAACCTCTACACAATTGGGCATCTCACTTTTGTGATTCGATAAGATATGGTGCTGTTACAGAACCTATAGAAAGATCGGATTGGAAAAAGCCGATAAGAATTAATACAAATTATATAGTTTAATATGGCAAAAAAAAATAAAGATCAAAAAGAAAAATCAGATATAGAATTAAAAAGTTTAATAAGCAACCAGATCACAAATGGATTAGGTTATTTAGGTGGACAGCTTTCAGAGCAAAGAAGAAAATCTTTAGAATATTATTTAGGCGATAAACTTGGAACGGAAATAGATGGTCGTTCACAAGTAGTAAGTACAGATGTATCTGATACGATTGAAAGTCTATTACCAAATCTATTAAGAGTATTCACAGCTTCCGATAATGTTGTTCGTTGCGAACCTATGACTGGTGAAGATGTTCCTATGGCAGACCAAGCGACAGCTTATTTAAATCATGTATTCTACAAAGAAAATAATGGTTTCCAATTATTATATAATTTTTTTAAAGATGCTCTAATAGAAAAAAATGGTTTCCTAAAAATTTATTGGGACGACTCTGAAAAAGTTGAATACGAAACTTACGAAAACCTATCACCTCAAGAAAAAGAAGATTTAGAAAATACTAAAGACGAAATAGAATTTGTTGAAGAAGAAGTTTTTGAAGATGAAGATGCTAGAGAACAATTTGAAGCAACTTTAGAACAATATAAATTACAAGGTATGGACACAAGCCAAGTTCAAGAACCTAATTTTGATTTATATAATTGTAAAATTAAAAGAATTAAAAAAACAGGTAAAGTAAAAATTGAAAGTGTTCCGCCAGAAGAATTTTTAATTGAAAGAAATGCTAAGACGATTGATGATGCAAATTTTGTAGCTCATAAAGTTTTAATGACAAGATCAGATTTAGTTTCGATGGGTTACTCACAAGATGAAGTTGATGAATTACCAAAATCAAGTTTAGATGTTTTCAATACTGAGCAAGTTGTAAGGATGAGAGATATAGACGATTATCCAACTAGCACTTCAACAGATAGTTCAACAGAAAAAGTTTTAGTTTATGAGTGTTATATAAAATATGATTATGATGGTGATGGTATTGCAGAGTTAAGAAAAGTTGTAGCAGCTGGAGATCAAGGTTCTAATATCCTATCTAATACACCTTGTGATAATGCACCTTTTGTTACAGTAACTCCTATTCCTATGCCACACAGATTTTATGGCAGATCAATTTCAGAATTAGTTGAAGATGTTCAATTAATGAAATCTACTGTGATGCGACAGTTGTTAGACAATATGTATTTAACAAATAACAACAGAGTTGCAATCATGGATGGTATGGTTAATATGGATGACCTACTTACGACTAGACCTGGTGGAATCGTTAGAACTAAACAACCACCTAACCAAGTTTTACAACCCCTACAAGCTCAACCAATTTCACAACAAGCTTTTCCTTTATTAAGTTATTTAGATTCAGTTAGAGAAGGTAGAACTGGTGTTTCAAAAGAAGCTCAAGGTTTAAGTCCTGATACATTAAATGCTAAAACTGCAACTGGTGTAAATGCTTTGATGACGCAAACTCAAATGAGATCAGAATTGATTGCTAGAGTCTTTGCAGAGACAGGTGTTAAAGAATTATTTAAAAAAATATTTGAACTAATGGTTAAGTATCAAGATAAAGAAAAAATTATTATGATGAGTAACCAATACATTCCAGTTAGACCTACTGAGTGGAAAGATAGATTCAATATATCAATTGTTGTAGGATTAGGAACTGGTTCTAAAGAACAACAAACTATAATGTTAAATTCTATTTTAGAAAGACAAATTCAAGCCTTCCAATTGCAAGGAGGTAGAGAATTACCAATGGTGAGTCTTAAAAATATATATAATACTTTAACGAAGATGGTTGAAAACGCTGGACTTAAAAATGTAGATACTTACTTTGTTAATCCAGATGTGGGTAAACAAATGATGCCACCACCACAACCACCTGAGCCATCTCCAATTGAAAAAATTGAATTTACTAGAATTGATGCTGAAAATAAAAGAAAAATGGCAGATATTGAAATTAAATATAAAGAGTTAGAGCAAGATAATAAAAAATTAATGCTAGATTTTGAAGCTAAAATGAAAGAAATGTCTTTGAAATATAATACTCAATTAGATAGTGCAAAAATTAAAGCAGATGCAGAGATGGAAAAGATAGTATTTTCAGAACAAAGTAAAATCCTTGACCAAGCACAAAAATCAACTAATATGTTTCAACAACAAGTAAAAGGATTAAATGGAAACGAAAGACCAGACGGACAGAGCGGTGGAAGTGAGCCGATCGAACGAAGCGAAACAAATATTGGGGAGTAAACTTTTTCAAGAGAGTATAGAAACTCTTAAAAAAATTTATTCTGAAGCACTACTTTTAAAAACAGGTGCTGATGAAAGTGATACTAGAGAAAAACTTTGGATCGCTTATAATGTTGTAGGTAAAGTTGAGCAACACTTACATACAATAGTTGAGACTGGAAAACTAGCTTCGAAACAGTTAGAAGATTTCAGACAACAACAGAATAACACAAAATTTTAACCATTAAGGTTAGAATAAGCCAAGTCGAAAGACAGCTTAACTAGGAGAAGACTATATGTCTGAAGGAAACCCTTTACTGAACAATGAGTCAGTACAAGGTGCAGCTAAAACTATTGAAGGTTTGATGGACTCTAATGGAGTTATCAACAAATCTACAAAAGAAGCAGCACCAGTTGAACCAGAAGAAACTACAGAAGTAGAATCTGAGGTTGAACAAAAACCAGAAGCTCAACTTGATGAAACTCAAGAAGTTGATGAAGAAGAACAAGCATCAGAAGATGAAAATGCAATTGAAGAAAAAGCAACCGATCTACACCAGGTTACAGTTAATGGTGAAAAGATTGATGTTGACCTTGATGAATTAAAAGCAGGTTATCAAAAGGATGCCGACTACAGACGAAAAACTGAAGAAATAGCAATCGAAAAAAGAGAGCTTAAATCTGAGGAAGATCGTTTGAAGAATCAGTATTCAACTAAAATGGATGATTTAAATTCATTAGTAGTTACTTTAAATGCTGAGATTAACAATGATATGAATTCTAAGGAGCTTGATGCTCTTTGGGATGAAGATCCAACTGAAGCTGCTAGAGTTGATCGTAAGATGACTAAAAGAAAACAAACGATTCAACAAGCACAGCAAAGATTGAGAGAACATCAAAATGCTCAATTTCAGGAAGTGTTAAAAGGTGAACAAAAAAAACTTCACTTAAAACATCCTGTACTTGCTGATCCTATGAAGGGTAATGCAGTTAAGTCAAATATTATGAACTACCTAAGTTCTAAAGGATTCTCAAATGAGGATGTTTCTAGGATTTATGATTCAAGATATTTTGATGTAATTATGGATGGAATGAAAGCTAATGCAGTTAAAACTAATTTAGTAAGTAAAAAAGTTAAACCATCTAAATTTGTTAGGTCAGGCGTTAAAACTACTAAAGAAGATATAAATAGCCAAACTAGGTTGAATCAGATTAAGACGTTGAAGAAATCAGGAAGCACAAAAGATGCTACCGATTTATTGATGCGTTATCTATAAACAATAACCTAACGGAGAAAATAAAATGGCTACATATCAAACATACCAAGCTATAGGAAACAGAGAAGACCTATCGGATATTATATATTCGATCAGTCCAACTGAAACTCCTTTTATGTCTGGAATTGCGAAAACAAAAGCAACAAACACACTACATGAATGGCAAACTGACGCACTAGCTGCGGTTGCGGCAAATGCTGCTATTGAAGGAGCTAGTATAAGTTATGCAACTCTAACACCATCAGTTAAAGAAACTAACTACACTCAAATTTCTACTAAAGGAATTAAAGTTTCAGGAACGCAAGATTCTGTAACTTCTGCTGGAAGAAACAATGAGTTAGCTTACCAAGTTGCAAAAAGTGCTAAAGAGTTAAAAAGAGATATGGAAGTAGCTCTTTTAACTAATATTGCTAAAGCAGCAGGTGATGCTACTACAGCTAGAAAACTTGGAGGAGCTCAAACTTGGTTTGAAACTAATGTTGACGCTGGTGCAGGTGGTTCAGGTGCTGGTAATGGTGCAATCAGAACAGATGGTACTCAAAGAGCATTTACTGAAGCACAATTAAAAGGTGTTCTAGTATCTTGTTACAATGAAGGCGGAAACCCTAACATGATTATGGTTAATGCTTTTAACAAACAAAAACTATCTGGATTTACTGGTGGTTCTACTAGATTTGACGCTGCAGAAGATAGAAGATTAATTACTTCTATTGATGTATATGAGTCAGATTTTGGAACTATGCAAGTATCTCCTAATAGATTCATAAGAGGTGCTAATGCTACTTCTGCTAAAATAGGTCAAGATGCACTTATTTTAGATATGGAATACTGGGCTTGTTCTTTCTTAAGAGACTTCTCACTACAAACTCCTGCACAAGACGCTGATGCAGATCAGAGATTTATGGTTGCTGAATACACTCTTGAGTCAAGAAATGAAAAAGCAAGTGGTTTAATCACAGATTTAACTACTTCATAATAAATAAATTTGCTTGGGGTGTAACCTAAAAAAATGCACCCCAGTCAATTAAACAAAACGTTGAAATCTTAATAAGGTTATAGATGGAACAACAAATGGAGAAAACACAATGAGAACATTAAACGATTACTTTTTAACATCAGCAATACCTGACGTATCAACTGCATCATCTACTTTTGTAGTTATACCAGACGCTGGTAGAATAGTTAAAATATTTGCTCACAACAAAGCAACCACTACTGGAACTGCAGCTGTTACTTTTGAAATAGACGGTGTAGCTTGTACTTCTGGTGCAATAAGTCATATTGCAACAGCTTCAGCTGGAAAACAATATGAAGTAGAACCTACAGCATTAAATAATGTAAATGAAGGTTCAGCACTTGAATGTATTACTAACGGTGGATCTACAAACGCTTCTAAAATGGAAATAACTTTTGTTATTAGAAGATAATAAGATATAACAATATTTGGGGGATCTTACCTAGCGGTACTTCCCCCTTACTAACTAATGGAGAAATAAAATGAGTTTTAATTACGGACTAAGACCTATAACACATCAAGGTAAAACAAGTGATGGAACATCTGCTCAATCTAGTGCTTTTGGAACACAAACTGAATATGTAAGAATAGCAGCAACTGCTGATGTTTATATTTTATTCGGTGCAAACCCAACTGCTGTTGCAACTGCTGATTCATCAACTATCTTTATACCTGCTGACCAACCTGAAATTTTTAAAGTTTCACCAGGTGAAAAAGTAGCTTTTATTGGTACTGCTGAAATTTCTATTACTGAAATGTCTGGCTAATGGCTAAACAAAATTTTGCATTTTATGTAAAAAGAGATCAGAATAAAAAACGACCAGGTTGCCATAAGAAATCTCAGAACAAATCTGAGTGTAGGCAAAAAAGTCAGAATAGATATAAAGGTCAAGGCAGATGAGAAAAGATACAGTATTAGATGGATTACAAAAAACTACTTACATGCAAGATGACATGGAAGGTAAAATTATTACTAAGGAAGAAGTTGATATAACTCCTCACTTAGATCATAATAAAAAACTACTAAATTTAAATGATGGTTATTCTAAATCAAGAGATTTAAAAAGAGTTGCTAGTATTCCAACTATTGCTTTAAGTGTCTGGGCAAAAGAGTATAATGGTAGTAATAATTGGTTTGGTTTACCACCAGAAGTACAGAATAAAATATTAAAAACAAAATTGAATAGTAATGAGTTTCAATACTTTAAAACAGCAGAAGGTAATATATAATGGCATTAGCAACTTACTCAGATTTAAAAACATCACTTGCAAATTGGTTAAATAGAACTGATCTAACAACAGAGATAGCGGAAGACTTTATTGTCTTAGCAGAAAAAGATTTTAATTCTAAATTAAGAGTTAGAAAAATGATTACTCAATCTTCAATTACAGTTGATTCTGAATTAGTAACTTTACCAACAGGATTTTTACAAGTAAGAGATTTTTATATTTTACAAGGTGGAGTTAAGTATGCTTTAAATTATATTACTCCATCTCAAATGGATCAGATTAAAGGAACATCATCAACTGGTATGCCTTCTACTTATACAATCTTAGGAGATAATTTAAGATTTGCTCCAGTACCATCATCTTCATATTCAGGAATTATAAATCACTATAAAGAATTTGATCCACTATCAGTTACAAACACTTCAAATTATATTTTAACAAATCACCCAGCTATTTATTTATATGGTTCATTATATCATGCTTCTAATTTCTTAGGTGGTATTGAGCCTAATCAAGCTGGACAATGGGAAAAAATGTATCAAACGGCTTTGGAAAGACTTGATAGAAATGACAAAGAAGATTCTTATGGTAATGCACCTTTACAACAAAGATCAGATGTAAGTGTAGCAGGTTCATTTAATGATATAAGTAGATTTTCTACAAACAACAACGTTTAGGAATATTAATGCAAGTACCCTTTGGCGAATGGCTACCAGATCAACCAGAACATAATAATCCTGGTGCTAATGTAGCTAACAATGTTTACTATGCTTTAAATTCTTATAAAAGATTTCCCTCTCTAGTTAATTATTCTACTAATGCTCTACCAAAAGATTCAAGAGGAGCTGGTTCTTTTAGAGATAATTCTAATACCGTTTTTAATTTTGTAGCAACACAAGATACTCTCTATACTTTAACTGGAGGAGCATTTAATGAGTTAGGTGCTAGTGGATTATTATTATCTACTGCTAAAGCTTCATGTACAATTACAGTTTCTGATTATGGAAATATAGCTGATGGAAAAACTATTACTTTAACTAAAAATGATGCTTCAACTATTGTATTTACTTCAACGTCTAGTTCTCCATCTACAAATGAATTTCAAGTACAAACAAATAATAATACTACAGCAACAAATTTACAAACTGCTATTCATGCTCATGCCGATTTTACAGCAACAGTTACGGATGCAGTTGTTACAGTAACAAGAGCAACTATTGGTAGAGAAAATTTAACCAATGTTTCAACAGATACTGTAAGATTAACAACAACAAATTTTATTGGTGGAACACCTTTAACAGGAGCTTCAACAGATTATATAACTTTTACTCAATTTGGAAATTATGTAATTGCAAGTAATGGTGTAGATGCACCTCAATATTATTTAATGGGTACGTCAACTGTTTTTGCAAATCTATCTAACATTGCAACATCAGGTACAGTTCCAATATTTAAAGTTTCAGGAGTAGTAAGAGATTTTTTAGTAACTGGAAATGATTTAACAGCTTCAAATAAAATACAATGGTCTGGAATTAATGATTTAGCAACTTGGGAAGCAGGAACTAAACAATCAGATAGTCAACAACTTCCTGGTTCTGGTGGACAAATTACTCATATAACATCTGGAGAAATTAGTTATGTATTCAGACAAAATTCTATAATTAGAATGGATTATGTTGGTGGTTCAACTGTATTTAGATTGTCAATGATCTCACCAAATAGAGGAGCTGTTTATGGAAGAACAGTTTGTCAAGATAATCGTAGAGTATTTTTTTATGCTGATGATGGATTTTTTGAAATTAATGGAGATACAGTAAAAGCTATTGGTGCAGAAAAAGTAAATAGATTTTTTGATATTAATTTAAACAAAGCATATTCAGATAGAATTTGTGCTGCTGTAGATCCTTTTAATCAATTAGCAATTTGGCTTTACCCTTCATCTTCTGACACAGCAAATACTACTGGAATTTGTGATAAAGTTTTAATTTATAATTATGCTACTGAGAAATGGTCATCTGCTAATGCTAATGCTAGTACAATATTTTCTCAATTTGTTGGAGCTTATACAGTTGAGTTAATGGATATTATTTCTGAAAATTTAGATAATATTAATATTTCTTTAGACACAGATTTTTGGAGTGGTGGACAATTATTACTAGGTGGTATAGATAGTGATTATAAAGCTGCTATTTTTTCAGGAACAGAAAATGTTGGAGAAATAGAAACTACAGAATTAGAGTTGTTTCCTGGATTAAGATCGTCTATAATAAGTGTAAGACCAATTGTAGATGCTGCAGCGACAGTAACTATTAAGACAAGAGATAGACTTACAGATGCAGTTACTGAATCAACTACTTCAAGTATGAACTCTACAGGTGTTAATCCAGTACGACAATCTGGCAGATACGTTAAAGTAAATGTTAAAATACCAAGTGGTGGAGCTTGGAAGGATGCTCAAGGAATAGATTTAATTGCATCAAAATCAGGTTTGAGATGACAGATAAAAGTGATATAGATAACGTAAGATATAGTTTTGAAACACAAGAATTTTTTCAAAGACAAATTGAAGAAGCAATTAACGCATTAATAAACGAAAAAAATCAAGAAAATAATAAAGCTTATGCTTGGTTTTTAGGAGATTAAATTATGGCAGGAATAAAAGATTACTCAACAACCCAAGCTAACAACATAGATTTAAATGGTATAAGTACAGCTGAGGGAATGTTACCTTCTAATCTGAATAATGCAATAAGAGCATTGATGAAGAATACTAGAGAATGGTATAATGATAGTCAATGGGTTGAGTACGGAGATGGTGATGCAGCTTTTACAGCAGCTTATGCAAGTGGAACTTCATTTACAATTGCTGGTGTTAATGTTACAGCAATTTATCATACTGGAAGAAGAATTAAATTAACAGCTTCTACTCCAGGAACAATTTATGGAACTATTTCTAGTTCAACTTTTTTTACAAACACTACTATAAATGTAACTTGGGATAGTGGTTCATTATCAAGTGAAGCTATTACAAATATTTATATTGCAGCTTTATCAAAAACAAACACATCTATTCCTGGTGAAGTTATTGGAACAACTCAATTAGTAGATGGATCAGTTACAACTGCTAAACTTGCAGATGATGCAGTTACAGTTGCTAAGATGGCAGTTAATTCTGTAGATTCAGATCAATATGTTGATGGTAGTATAGATACAGCTCATATTGCATCTGCACAAATAACAGCAGATAAAATTGGAACTGATGCTGTAACTACAGCTAAAATAAATGCTGACGCTATAACAAGTGCTAAAATAGGTGATGATCAAATTGATAGTGAACATTATGTAGATGGCTCAATTGACACAGCTCATATTGCAGACTTACAAATTACAGTCGCTAAAATGGCAGTTAATTCTATTGACTCTGACCAGTATGTAGATGGTTCAATAGATACAGCTCACATAGCTGATTCTCAAATTACTTCTGTAAAAATAGCAAATGATTCAATTGTTGATGCAGATATTAATTCTAGTGCAGCAATAGATGCAACTAAAATTGCAGATGGAACTGTAACAAGTTCAGAATTTCAATATATTAATACTTTAAGCTCTAATGCTCAAACACAAATAGATGCTAAGGCAGCAACAACTTATGTTGATAATGCAGTTGCTGGATTAAGAACTAGAATTATTGCAGAGTGTGCTTCAACTGCCAATGTAGTTATTTCATCAGCTCTTGAAGCTGGAGATGTTATTGATGGTGTTACACTTGTTTCTGGAGATAGAGTTCTTTTAAAAAATCAATCTACTGCTACAGAAAATGGTTTATATCTTGCAGTATCAAGTGGTGCAGCATCAAGAGATCCTGAACATGATACTATTGCAGAACTATCAGGTGGTATGGTTGTAGTTAATCAAGGTTCAGTCAATGATGATAAAATATTTTTATGCACAACAAATACTGATGCAACATTAGGATCTACAAGTATTACTTATACAACAATTACTCCACAAAATGTTGGAACAGTTACTTCTATCACTGCTGGTACTGGTTTATCTGGTGGTGCAATTACAAGTTCTGGCACAATAGCAATTGATACAGGAACAACTGTAGATAAAACAACAGCACAAACCTTAACAAATAAAACTTTAACAACTCCAATAATTACTTCTATATCAAATACTGGAACTGTTACTATACCATCTGGAGCAGATACATTAGTTGCTAGAACAAGCACAGATACACTTACAAACAAAACTTTAACTTCACCAAAAATAAATGAAGATGTAGTAGTAACTTCTACTGCAACAGAATTAAATAAATTAGACGCATTAAGTAGAGGAAGTATTATTTATGGTAATGCTAGTGCAGCTACAACAGTTTTAACTAAAGGTACTGCTACTCAAGTATTAACATCTGATGGTACAGATATATCTTGGTCTGACTCTGCTAGTGGTGGAATAGATTGGCAAACAATTATAACAGCTTCAACTCTTACAGCGGTTGCTGGTAATGCTTACTGGATAGATACTACTTCTAATACTTGTACTATAACTTTACCTAGTTCAGCTTCTAATGGCGACCAAATTATACTTGCAGACTACGCAAGAACTTGGGGAACTAATAAAATTATAATAGATTCTAATGGTTTAAATTATCAAGGTGAAGATGATACATTTAATGTTGAATATAGAATAAATGGTCAAACAATTAATATAGTTTATTCAGGTGCTACCAATGGTTGGATTCCTTTAGATGATGATGATGTAGCAGAAGCACCTGTCGAACCACCTACTCAAAAAGCTATCTTTGGTTATGGTTCTAATGGAGGTTTTCTTTCAATGACAAACTTAGTATCTAATTTAGGTGTAGTGGCAACTGATACTACTGGAGTTGGTACAGCAAGACATGCTTTAGCAGCTGCTGGTTATGGTGGAGATAAGGCAATCTTTGGTTATGGTTCTACTGGAAGTAATGTTTCAATGACTAATTTAGTATCTAATTTAGGTGTAGTGGCAACTGATACTACTGGAGTTGGAACTGCTAGATATGCTTTAGCAGCTGCTGGTTATGGTGGAGATAAAGCTATCTTTGGTTATGGTTCTACTGGAGGTAGTCTTTCAATGACAAACTTAGTATCTAATTTAGGTGTAGTGGCAACTGATACTACTGGAGTTGG